TTGCTTGTGCTAAAGTGATATCTGAAATTTTTCCGCTAGCCACTGAGCTTCTAGCCAATTAAAATCATTTATTTTAGCAAGTGCCTCCGGATTGGAGGCATTTTTTTCTCCGTAACCTTTACCGGTAATTGCACCCATATAAGCATACGCACCGTATCTAGCATAGTCATTCAATTGGCACCAGAAGTGTACTCTAGCTAAAGATTCTTCATTATTAGTTACTGCTAGTTTACAACATTCTCTAAATGCACTGCGCCATGTACTAAACGGATCTGTGTTAAACGCGGTAATATTACTAACTTCTTCCATGACTTTAAATTTACTACTGATATTGGTAGTCATATCGATAGTGTTAACAGGCATATCAATAGTAAGTTTTTTTGGTAGTAGTTTAACTCCACCGTATCCATAAGTTAAATTATTAACAGGATTGCGACTATGCCAAACATGTACAACGTCTAAATCCCAATCAGGCACATGATAATCAAATTTGAAAGAGTCCACTATAATTGCATCGGCATCCACTACCCAAAACATCCTAGTCATTGATTTTTTAGCGGCGGCGATATGTGCTTGATGTATACCAGCGACCTTGTCAATGCGTTTGGCCAATGGGTAGCTTTCTTGCAGTTTAGCAAAGTTTTCATCCGCATACAATTCGTTATAGCTGATAAAGATTATATCGTACATCAGTATTTCTTACGAACACTTCTAGGTGCTGGGCTATAAACTGTTTTAAAGAATTTGCTACCAGCTGAATCTAGATTGGCAATTTCTAGTTTAGATTTATCTCTAAGTTCTTGTGCTAAAAAGTTTATATATTTGGTCATCTCTTCTGGTTCTGCTTGAGCATGGGTATCATTCCAAAACTTACTCAGCCAATCAAAATCTCTAACATTAGCATAGTCCCAATCAGTTAACAGTGTCTTATAGGCACCTTCCCTTGCACCAAGTATACTCCATATGCCATTTTCAACATCTGCACCTACACTTGACCATATGAGTAATCTATGATAATTTTGCCACCAAATTTCGCTGGTGTTTGCCACACGGGCGCCTTGTACCAAACACATCTTAACACCTTCGCGGAAACCTGCTCTCCATGCCTGCTCAGGAGTTGCATTGGTAAAACTGTTACTGTAACATTCATTGAATTGATAATAACGTTGATCGAAACAGAATTCTACCTTGCCTTGTACATCGTTAGGGCTGGAATTTTCATGTGTTTTCATCTCGTTAACAAACTTGCGTGTCCATAGTTTAAGTCCGCCATTGCCGTATTTTAATCCGTTAACATGCACATGGCCTGCCCAACTAAACACATTTTTTTCTGTAAACTGTTTTCCATCTAATTCGATTTCTACTTCCAAATATTTGGGATCAATGATATTGTCGCCATCTACTGTGGTAAAATATTCAGTTTCGCTCAGTGCGGCACAGGCTTTGTGGGCGGCATCTGATCCTTTAACTCCATGTACACGTTTGGCCCAAGGTACTTTGTTGAGTAGATCTGCATAATTTTTTTCAGCATTAGGCTCGTTGTAGCTGAGAAATATAATGTCCTGTTCCATTACCTTAATTGTTGTCATTGGCTATCCTTAATTGCTTACTGCGAAAAACAAGAGTAGTTGCTATATTGATTTTAGATATATCTAATTCAAGGGCTTGTTCAAATGCAACACCAACACATGTATTTGTACACAATTCCTGTTTATCAACAACAATAGTTCTTACTAAAAAATTATAATCAGTTTCCAATATAACAAAAAACAATAATTTTTCATGATCTGTTTTATGTTTGAATCGATTTTGTCCATCAATGGATAAAAAGAAATTCCATACTTTGTTAGATTCATGCCACTCTACAAGTAACTCAGGAGTGGTAACTGGTTGCTCTTTTATGATATCCAGCATGGTATTTTTAAATCTAGGAGCAGTTTCTTTGAGGGCAACCAACTGCAAGCTGGTATTGTCTCCTTCATCTACTAAACCTAATAGATAATCACTGAATTTTTCTTTGCCAGTTACTAGCTTTTCATAGGTAGCAAAATCTATTTCAAGAAAATCTTTATACAAAGTTATCTTTTGATTTGTAACAGACAACAATTGCTTAGTTTCAATATCATAATAAGCATAAAATGTATCTGGAAAATATTTGGGAGGAGGTGCAATTTTTTTACGAGCCATAGACCAACTCCTGTAATCTATTAATCAGTTGCTGATCTAGAATATCTTTTTCCACATAATGAAATATTTTTTCTTGTTTTATGTTTCCCACTAGGAATTCGCCTTTGGAATTTAACACAAAATTGGCATAGTTTCTCCAAGTTGACGGAATAGAATCCCATCCTTGTATAGCAGATTTCATATGTATGAATTCTAAAGGATTTACCTGATCAATAGCAACATCTTCTAGACCAGAAATAATCAAAGCTATAGCAGTAGCTAGATCCATGCTAATCCATTCCTGGGGATCAAGTGGGGCAAACGTACCCCGACAGAATTCCCAATTGTTAATCACAAACTCCAATACTTTATAAAATTCAAAACTGGTCTGACTCTTTTTAAAATAATGTAATGCAAAATAAGGATTAGGTAAATTATTACTTATAAATGTTTTACGATGGTATATATCTTGAACAATTGCTTCTAATTTATAATTTTGAATTTTACTGCAAAATTTAATGTCAAAATTACCACAGTAATTCCACCATAGGTTGATATCAGCCAATACTAACATGTCTGAATCTAAAACTATTGTTTCGTCATAAGGTGTTGCATGATACAATTTCCATCGGTTTTCTGCCTGCAATGGACTATCTTCTAATTCTTTAAACCAAGGGATTGGAATTATTTGATCAAATATTGATACATATTCATCGGGTACAACACTATTGGTAACTAGGCTGACATTATTAATTTCTCGTTGACTATACTTGATACTCAATGCCAGTACATACGCCTGCTGAACATAGTCGACAGATTCTGTATTTTGTGCAAAAATTAAAAATCCTTTAGACACCCGAACCTCCGTCTATAAATCTACTGAGGCTCAATTTATTCATAACATGAACATCTAGTCCATTAGTTTTTGCTACTAGGTATTCGCCAAGATAATCTTTCTTCTGGGTTAAGAATTTCATCTTGTTACCTGTTGCACTAACCAACACATCAGTGTCCATAGCATAGATCATTTTACCGGGCAACTCAACAGCAAAATCATTTTTCATCTTGCCTCCCATGATGTGTATGGCAATGCTGAAAGCAAAATCATTCCTGTACAAGTTGGAAGATATATTGTAAAGCAAACGATAATATTGCCAGTTTTCTTTTATGTTTGAAATCAAATTAAAAAACAGTTCCATAACTTTAGTTTTTTCAAAAATGAAAACTGTTGCCCAGAAAAAAGTAATGCTGTATTGATTGATCCTTTGGAATTCTTCGTTGTATCTTTCAAATGCTAGATCAAAACTATTTTGATAAATTTGAAATTCGTAATTGTTTTCAAGTGCGGATTTCAACACTGAAGAATTAATTATGTAATCGCTGTCAATTACCAACGTTCTATCATACGGTGTTAGATTAAAAATGTTGGTGCGATTATGGTTCTTCCATGCTAGAGATTTTGAACTCAACGCACCATCGTAAAAATTCTTACTGGATGATTCGTCAGTATAGCCCAATTCTATTATTTGATCAAACTTGTGATCTGGAAAAGACTTTAATAGATAATCTTTATTGTCCGTAGCTATGCTTACCGGAATATCTAAATGCTCGTGTATTTTACTGGCCGCAAATACAGCTAATTTTATATAATCGATAGATACATTATTTTGTGCAAAAATTACTGCGCCTGTTGTCATAGCTCAACTATATCTGAAATTTTTCTTTTGATTCTCAGCTCTGAATATTTGGCCGCATAGCTGTTTGTAGCTTCAAAGTAAATTAAAGTAATATCGTCAAAGAATTTTTGAACATCGTTAATTATTACTGGTAATTTATTGGAGTCAAGGAACGCCACATCATCTGTGTGTTCAAGATCTAACATGGTTTTAGTAAAGTTAATTAGCTCTGGGCTAACTTTGAATGTTGCACCGTTGATATAGTATATCAACTTTTGAGTGTATTCTTCTAATATTATTCTGCGTTGATTTGACAATGTTGCCATATAATTGGCAACAGCAAATGCTTTTTCAATTCGTTCGTCCATAGATAACTCCGTAATGTACATAATACACTACAGTAATTATCTTGTCAAGGGATTAGAGGATTAAGGTCCTGACTGTGTGATGATTGGCAGAGCCACTGACACATTGGAACCAGTTGCGTAATAAGTTTGAACTAGACTTCTCAAAGTACCCTCTACGTATTCATCGGTACCCCAGGGGGCATTTGGCTGACCTGATAAATCTTGGAATTGAATAGTAAATGTAACAATACCACCAGTACCGTCAATTTGAGCTAGTATGTCATACTGGTTTGGACTATATGTAGGACTAGCAGTGGCTTTGGTAAAGATGGTTTGTGGGCTGGTAGTCAGTTGATAAAAACCAACACTACCAGCAGTACTACCCGAACCGGTTGTGCTTGTACTATTGTAGTTCATAGTAATAGTACCCATGTTGGCCAATATAGTTGCCCAGTCGTTGCTCTTGGCCTGGCTACCGTCTGCCGGAACATTGGTATTACTACCGCTAATTTGAATGTTACTACCTGAATTAAAGAAATATCTT